GAATTAAATACTAAAGAGATTAAATACATACTTGATTTTAATACAAATGACAAAAAAACGGGTTATAATATTCATGATGGTGGTAGAAACGCAGTTCCAACAATTGAGACATTAGAAAAAATGTCAAAATCACATTCGGGTATTAAACAAACAGAAAATTGGATTAATAAAAGAATAGCAAAAGCGGGTACTGAAGAAGCAAAAAAATATGGTAAACAAAAATCTGAAGAAGAAAGACAAGATTTAAGCAAAAATTCTCCCAAATATTGGTTGGGAAAAAAAAGAGATGAATCAACAAAAGAAAAAATTAGTAAAACAAAAAAAGAAAGAGGCATATCTTTAAAACAAAAAGAAATACTTTATAAACGAGTTTTTAAGAAAAACTTAAATACTGGTGAAATAATTGAATATGAATCCACGGCACATGCTGCAAAGATTGAGGGTGTTAATCAATCTACAATATCAAGAAGATGTCAAAAAAAACAAATAAAGTATAATTTTCTTTGGTCATATTAATTTTAAAGTGGTCGAATTCGACCACTTATTCATCAGTCCAAACATTATCATAAACCAGTTCATTTTTCGCCCTTGTTATTGCAACATATTCGAGGTTTTTTTCTTGGACATATTGCCAATCTTTAACGTTTGTTAACGGTAATAAATCAGGTCTTATTATAAAGACTCTATCTGCTTCAAGACCTTTTACTTTATGAACGGTACTTAGCATAATTCCTTCAATTTTTTCGCTAAATATTGTTAATATTTTTTGTTTTAAATCCATAACATTGTTAGATAGTTTTGCTAAAAATAATAATGTATTTATTTTATCTTCCATAATAACATAACCACTATGATGACGTGGATTTAAAATTCCTGTATCTAACAAATTATTTTTGAATGTTTCAATTTCATAATTCCAAAATTGTATTAATTCGGGTAATGTATTAGTTTTACCGATTAATTCAATTAATTGAATTCCAATATCACTACCTTTTATTGTTGCTTTTTTTTCTCTCCCCAAAAAATCAAAGAATAATTTAACTAATGGCATTGTGGTTCTACATAGTACAAAATCACCACTTTCTGCTTCGCTAAGAACACTTCCCTCTCTCACTATACCTTCGGGTGCATCATCACGTGCTTTAATGTCAGGGACGATTTTTTGTGCTTCTTTGATAACCGCTTTTGAACATCTAAAGGATATTGATAAAGGTAATCTTTTTGTGTTAGGGTATTCTCTAAACCAATTAAATGTTTTATCGGTTATTCCAGTAAAACCGTAAATTCCTTGGAAATAATCACCGATTGATATTAGTCTTCCTGTAACTTTTTTTGTTTTTCTATCTCTTTTAATACTTTTTTCAATAAGTTTTTGTTGTGCTCTATTAATATCCTGAACTTCATCAACAAAAATATAATCCTGTGGAAATAACCACAAACCCTTATCAATAGCGGGTAGATATATCATATCTGTAAAATCATAATAATCTCTATCCAGGGTTACTGAATCAAGAACTTTTAAAACTCTTTTAATATCATTTGGTTTATAAATTTTAACATCATAAAGATTTGAAATGTATTTAATGGAATCAGGTTTTGTTGTTAACGATAATCTACATAAATTTACTAATTTTTTAATGGAACTTAAATAATTTTCAATTTCGTTCGGATTATCAAATTCATCATCTAATTTCCATAATTTGCTTTTTTTCTTTATATGTTTATCCAACTTAAATTCGTCAAAAACAATTTTATCACCATATTTTCTTTTCAATGCAGATAAACCAAGTCCATAAGTTGTATAACACCTAACATGTTGTGGTAGTTTGGTTTTTAGTTCTTCTTGAATGTGTTTATTAAAAGCTAAGAACATAACCGATTTGTCGGGCGGTATTAGTTTTACTGCTTCAAGAATAGTTGTGGTTTTACCACAACCTGCAAATGCTTCAATTAAAAGGTTTTCAGGTCTTTTTTTAACGAAAAGATATACTCTTTCCTGTTCTTTAGTGGGTTTCAATATCATATCTCAACCCAATTTTTATTATCAATTCCATCTTTTAATTCGTAAATTTTCATATCTTCAGTAACCAACACTTTAAGTCCTTCAATCCTTTTGAAGATTTTATTGTTGTATATAATACCGTTATAATTCAAATTATCTCTTTCATTTATTGTTTTAACTTGAATATGGTGTGCTTTGTTCGTAATTAATAATATATCACCCATTGTTTCTAACTGTCCTTTTATTATACCTGCTGCTTCATCTGATACCATTAAAAGAACGTCAATTGATTGTTTAAGTTTATCAATAGTATTTTGATCGAGTTGATTAATTCTTTTGTGATAAATTTCTTGTAACATATAAATGGTAAGTTCCATTACAAAGAATTTATGTTCACTTTTATCTTCGAAATCTTCGGGTAAGTAAATGTATGGTCTTCCATTTTCATTTAACTTAATTTCATATTCTATTTTATGCATATTAATTAAAATTTTAAAGTATTTATAAAAAAATATTAAAACACAAATATACGAAAAAATGGGATTAATAACAACATCTGAGAAAAATAAATTATTTACTCACGTAAAACATGAGTTAGGACACCCAATTAGACCTTTTGAAATCAAACCCGCAATGATGAATTCATATCTTGAAATTGTTATTGAAGATTATTCATCATTTTTAAATGAATGGTTAATACATCAACAGTGGATTAATTTAGAGGGTTTGGATGCAAATAATAGCGATTTTTTATCGGCATTCACCACTAAATCTGCTGATTATATGAAATCATTCACATATGCTTATTCAAAACAAGTAGGTCTTGGTACAAATGCACCTGCACAAACTGGATGGGAATTGAAAAGAGATTTTATAACCACATCTGCACATACTCAACATTATATAATTCCAAAAAATAGAGAAATTAATGAAGTTCTTTGGGACACACCACCAAGCATAAATGCTGGATTGGTTGACCCATTCGCTTTAAATGCTTGGTCTCCAGGAATGCATGGTTGGTCATATTTAGGAAGACCTGCAATGTATGTACAACCAACATTTTCAACATTATTGGCAGCACAAGATCGAAGAATGAAACAAAGAGTTTTACAATCACTATTAACGTATCGTATAACGGGACTTGAATCAGGTGAAAAGATGTTACATTTATATCCATCACCAGGTAGTAGGGGTGAGATTAGAGGAACATGGGGTAAGCATTATGCGGGAAGGAGAGTTTGGTATTGGTATTACGATACCAATAATTTGGGAAGAGATAAATGTTTAGAAGAAAATGACGACATTATTAAATTACCATCAGACCCACCAACTAAAATATTAAAATGGAGTAAAATAAATACCGTAGCACAAAGGCAGATTCGTGATTTATTAATAGCGAAAGTAAAAACGGTAATTGGTGGTATTAGAGGTTTTTATTCTGGTGAATTAGGTGTTGCTGAAAAAGCATTGACAATGGATTATCGTCATTTACTTGATGAGGGTAAGGAACTTAAAGAATCAACCGAAAAACAAATATTAGAACAATTAGATAAATTAAAACAAGTTAATTTAACAAAAGAACGTGCTGATATTGCTGAACAAGTTAATAAAGAACGTCAATATCAACCGTTTAAAACACCTATTATACCAATTTAATTATGAAAAAAAATAAAATTGAAAGACTTTTTGAAGTTATGGAAAGAATTGATAACACCTTTAAAAGAGTTAAAGATGGTGATTTAACTTCTGAAGAAATGACGGAGATTATATTAGAAAATCCAAAACGTATTGATGATTTTGATTTGGAAAAATTAGAATCAACCAATATATTAGATATTTTAATGTATGAACCACAATTAATTGATAAATTACGTCCATTTTTAGGTAATTTACATGGTGACGATATTTTACAATTAATCATATATCAACCTAAAGTGCGAAATGATTTGGAAAAATTTAAATACTTAATTCAAGATTATAATATTTACTATGAATTAAAAAAATATCCCCAACATGTTCAACATATTGAAGATATTTTAGATAAATTAGATGCAGACCAAATTGAGGGTTTAATTAAAAGACACCCTCAATTGAAGCAGAATATGGGAATGAGAAAAATAATTGTAGATAAAGGTTTAAGTAGAGAATTCTTATAAAATGAAAAAAAAGAAGCAAGTAAAAGACCTTGAAAACAGTAGATATGGATTGTTTATGACGGAAAATTCTTTTGATTTAGAAGTCATGTATGGGAGAAATTTTTTGAAAACCGATAATGTTCAAGAGGTTATTCTTTATCGTATAAATGTTTTAAAAACTAAATCCCATAGTTTATATGGTCAAACGAAAAGTTCAGATAAAAAATTCATGCCCCCAATTCCATTAAGTATTATGATAACAATCGACCCATCAACAAATATTCATTATGGTGATGATGAAGGGAGTCTTGTTCGTGATGATACAGGTGCTTTAAGTTTTGGTGTTTATTTAAAAGAACTTGAAGAAAAGGAAACTGAAATAAATCGTGGTGATATCATCGAATATAATTTAGGTGGGACGAAAAACAGATACTATGAAGTTGAAAACGCTAATAATGTTGTAGATACCACCGATAAATCAATTGGTGGTTTTAAAACATATTGGCGTAAAGTAACTGCAGTACCTGTAAAAGAAGATATCATTCCCTTTTTACGAGAAACCAAAGGAGATTAATCAATATCATATTCAACGATTGTTCTTCTTTCTTCAGGTAACACTATTTTACCTTTAATTATTAATAACGTACCAAATTCCCAATAATTTGTATCATTTTCTTTCAAATTATTAATGAATATTGG